CGTTCTCGTTCATTCCTAAAGTGATCAACTTAATCATCACCGTTGTGAAGCTGCTCGTGTCGGTTATGGCGTCCGCGGCCAAGTCGGTCGCAAGCGCGTGGGCAGCAGCAAGAGGGTCTCTTGCCGTAGTGTGGAACGCAATCAGAAACATCGCTGTGAACACATGGGCAAAAGTTAAGAACGCTGTGGTGAACTCTGTTCGGTCAGCGGTGAACTGGCTTAAGACTGCGTGGACGAACGTAAAGGGATTCCTCGCAAGTCTGTGGGCCAGCATGAAAGCTGGGGTCGTCAACTTCGCAAAGGGCTTGAGAGATGGTGTGGTCAATGCTGTGAAGGGCGGGCTTAACGAAGTCATCAGCTTCTTGAACAGCGTCATTGGGATCTTGAACAAGTTGCCATTCATAGAGATTGGAACGATCGGATCTGTCGGCGGCGGAAGTAGCGGAAAGACTGGAACAACTGCTGGGCGAAGCATGGGAGTCGTTCGCAACCGAGCAACAGGAGGCAACTACGCGCCGCAAGCACTTGCGCGAGGAGGGCGCGTCAATCAGCCAACCGCAATCGTTGGCGAAGAAGCACCGGCTCATCCAGAGTTTGTGATTGCGACGAATCCAGCATACCGCTCCAGAAACATTCAGTACTGGATGCAAGCAGGACACATGCTTGGCGTCCCAGGCTATGCTGAGGGCGGAATCATGGGCGCGCTGTCAGACGTCGCAGGCGTGATCGCGGGCGCTGTGAATCCTGTGAGTCTTGCGTCGAAAGTTCTTGGGACACTTCCATCCCCAGCAGGCGCGATGCCAGGATGGCTTGAGCCGATGGGAGCAGGCATACTTGGTAAAGCAAAAGACTGGGTGATGGAGAAAGCCAGCGTCACAAACCTGCTTAGCTCTGTCATTTCATCAATGGGCGGAGCAGGATCGTTTGAGAGCTGGGTAGACTCACACACCGTCGCAACAACCAATGCAGTAGGTCAGCGGTTCGGCCTCTCGATGACGTCAGGATATAGAAGTCCCGGGCACAACAAAGCTGTGGGCGGAGTCTCTAACTCCCTTCACACTCATGGGTCGCCGTCAAATCCTGGAGCAACAGACTCAGTTGGCTCTTCAAGCGGCATGTCGTCAGCGATGAGCTTTGCTCGTTCAAACATTCCACTTAACGAACTTCTTACTCATGATGTTGGCTCTGGTCTCCACATGCACATGGGGTTCTTTGCGAAGGGCGGAAAGGTTGGCGACAAGAAGAAAGAGAAGCGCATCAAGGGATTCACAGCGCAGGAGTCAAAGCAGATCCGTGCACTTCAAGATGCGTACCGAGCAGCTCTCGGGACGAGGGGCATTGGTGATGACTTAACCACACTTGCTAATCTCCAAGACTACATGCGGACGCACCGCAGGAGTAAGCCTATTCAGCCGGGGCCAGATAATCCGTTCTTACCTGACCCTGCTGCTGTTGTCGCGGGAATGCTTAAGCGCTCAGGACAGAGTCGTGGAGACCTTATGACAATGCTAGCAATGGCCGGTGGCACCCGAGGGTTCACTGACGATTATGCGGTGATGCGTCTCATAATCCAGCAGAGCCAAGGTCGTGTGGCGCAGACGCAAGCAGACCTTAGCCGCGGGAAGAAGATACTTGACGACTTGCGTAATAAGAGAGACGATGCTAAAGACGCAATGAAAGACGGTAAGACAGCAAAAGCGCGTGCTGCTGCCGCAGACAGATACAAGAGACTCAACAAGTCCATTGAGGCCGCAAAGACTTTCGTTAAGCTCCAGCAAGGAACGCTTAAGACAAGCCAGAGCACTCTTGACTCAGACATGATTCGTTATGGTCAAGCACTTACACCGTTCTGGGACTTCAGGTCAACTGCTAACCAATGGCCGGTGCCGCTCGCAAAGGGCGGTGTTGTGTCGTCGCCTACGCTGGCTCTCGTTGGTGAAGCAGGCACAGAGATTGTTGCGCCAGAGAACATGCTTCGCGAGATCGTGAGCGAAGGCGGGAGTAAGCGTGACGTGACTCTCAACTACACATTCACACAAGCGCCCGAGGATCCGTACACGCTACTGCGGCAGAGCGAGTTCGCTGCTAGGAGCGCGTTCAGCTGATGGAGTATGGAGTCCGCATGACGCTTGAGAGCAGCTATGGCACTCTCTACTTGAACAAAGAGCCAGCGCTAAGTTCTGACGCTACGTCGTACATCCACCTCTCTAAGTTTGATGGCGCAGATGGCGCCGACCTTCGGTTCACATCGCTTGACATTCCGCAACGCGATGGATCTGTTGTGTACGACTCGTTCGAAGGGTCTAAGACCCTTGCGATGGAAGGTGTCCTTATGAGCGCAACGCGGAGTGGCCGTGCTGCTCTTGCTCGAGAGCTCCGTGCGCACGCACGCGCGCTGAGCAAGTCTTCTGGGACACTGAAGTTCTGGACATCTGATTATCTTGCTGGGCAGCAGATGACTGTTCGTCTTGCTGACCGCTTAACCGTTCAGGGCAGCAGGCCGACGAAAGAGTTCCTCTTGCCGCTTGTGGCTGAGGACCCACGCATTTACTCGCAGACACAGCAGAGCCAAGACACTGAGTTTGTGCTTGCTGGTGGTGGCGGCGGCCTTGTGTTTCCTGCCACACTTAACATCACGTTCGCAGAAGGAAGCTCTGACGGCGCGGGCACGTTCACCAATGGCGGTGATGCTCCGTCGTACCCTGTTGTTCAGATTCACGGACCCATCACTTCACCAGTCTTGCGCAACGTCACCACCGGAAAGACGATGTTCATCAACTCGGGCGGCCTCTCTATCGCAGCTGGAAGCTACGCGGAAGTTGACATGCTTAACGAGACGATACGTCTAAACGGCTCAGCAAGCCAGCCGCTTGTTGCTTACGTGAACGAGCTTACATCTTCGTTCTGGCCGCTTGAGCCTGGTGCCAACACCATACGTCTCTCAGGGGACAATCCAAGTGGGACGACAACGATGGCGCGCGTGATCTGGCGCGACGCTTGGAGCTAAGTGGCTGGGCCCGGGACAAACCGCTCGCCTGCGAGCCGGCAGTGGAAGGTGTTCATTTGCGACTTGAACGGCCGCAAGATTGAAGACATCACGTCGGTCACTAGAGACAAGAAGTACTCTGAAGTCTTGAACACTCCTTCGCAGTTCTCTTTCACCGCAGACACCGCGAACGAAAAGCTATCGCAACTTCACAGCGATGGACGTCCTGTGCTTGACTCGTTGTGCCGTGTTGTGAAAGCGTACCGATCTGAGCACAACGAGTCAACTCTCGAGGATGAGTTTGTGCTGCGGTTTGCTGGGAGGGTCTGGTCGCTTGAAGACGTCGGCGACGACAACACCTATTCAGCTGCGGTGGTCTGCTACGACGCTCTCCACATGCTCTCAAAGCGTGTGTGCCTTAACTCTGTTGGGTCGCCGTTCTCAGTCTCGTTCTCAGGCGGAGGCACAAGCACTCTTACGACGCTCATTGATCGAACGAACACTTACGCTGGTCATTGCGGTCTTGGGACAGGCGGAACGATTAACACTTCGCCGTCTCAGACAGTTGACTGGTCGCTCAAGAAAGTAAGCGAGGCTGTCTCAGAGTTGACGTCTGCGGACGTTGGCTTTGACATCAGCATCACACCGCTTGACACAGAGACTGGGATCTTGGGCAACTTGAACTGCTACTACCCAGCGCGAGGAAGCAGGCAAGACGGCGCACTCCTCGGTTGGCGAGCGCTGCCACACAACCTCTTAAGTGTGAACCGCGTCTTCGACCCAGAGCTTGCGGCTAACGTGATCTGGGGTGTAGGCACAGCAACAGTTGGCGACGACCAAGTCACCACGAACTTTGTGGATGACGACGAGAGTTCATTCTCAACGTTCGGGCAGCTTGAAGAGATTGTTGAGTACCAAGACGTGAACAACATCACATACCTCGAGACGCTCGTTGGCGCAGACCTCATTGCTCGACGACCTCCGACGGAGACACTTGCTTTTGTGCCAACTCCAACGAGCAACTCTCCTGAGCCGTGGAGCGACTTCGTGACGGGAGACTCCATAACCGTCCGCATCGGGAGTGACTTGCGCGGTGGACTCCGGAGGTATCAGCGCATCTTTGGCTTTGGCTTGGACATCTCAAACGACACAAGCATTGAGACAATGACCTTTGTCTTGACGGAGAGTGGCGCATGAGGATTCACAGACGGTACGCACCGCTGCTGCGCGGTGGCGGCAAAGGCGGAGTGTCGCCAACAGTCATTCAAGATCTGCAGCGCGGACAGCGTCAGCGCGAAACAACAAGACCCGCAACAATCGGGTGGTCTGACGGAACAACGACACGCACACGCATCGGGCGGCACACCACGACAGAATATGGGCTGCGAGTCTGGGACTCTGCCGGCGTGCTTGACCATGACTTCACTGGGAAGACACCGCAGGCGCGTGGAGTCTCAGCGAGCGCTTCGCTTGCGTCAGGGACAACGCCCGTTGTGCGAACGCTTGGCACAATCACGTATGACACTGACACGTTCTACACTGCTTCGCCTTCATCACGCTTCGTTGTTCCAAGCGGAATGGGTGGACTCTACATGGTCACAGCGCAGATGGTGTTCGCAGCCGCTGGCGGCGGCAACGTTCGCGCGTGCGTGATTCTTGTGGATGGGACATACGAGTTCGAGAACAGAGCTGTTGGGCAAGCAGGAGGCTTTCCAACCGCGCGTGAAACAAGAGTCTCTACGAGCGGTCTTGTGAGTCTTGCGGCTGCGCAATATGTGCAGCTCGCAGCAGAGCAAGATTCTGGCGGAGCACTTAATGTCAGTGGACACATCGAGATTGCGCGTGTCGGGTCTCTCCCGTCGTAGCCGCACTACGATAAAGGTATGAACATCGTTAAGACAGCATACGAAGCAGTAAAGAGCTGGTATCACCGTGAACCTGCTCGAGTCGTCGCACTTGCGGTGGCGGCAGTGGTTGCGCTCGCGCAACTGCTTGACCTTGGTGTTGACCAAGGAACGGTCTTCATTGTCGTTGGCACGGTGCTGGCGGTTGTGTTCGGCGGCGAGGTCACTCGTCGCAAGGTCACTCCCGTCAAGAAGTAAGTGTGCGGAGAGCTCGCAAGCGGCGTGGGGATGTACAGCCACTCGCAGCGCGAGCTCTCCTTCATGCTCCACTGCGACCGGTGCGGGCAGCGAATCTCTGAGTTTGAGATCCGCCAGGAGTACGTTCCTGAGCCAGCTAACTTGGACTTGACTCCAGAACAGCTCCGATTGCTGGCCCTAGAGACCAGATAATCTCGCTTTCAGAGCCCGCAGATGACGATCTCGCGGGGCTACAAAGCAAACTGGTTAGGTTCTACCCGAACGAACAGCCGGAGCTGCTAGTCACCCATCAGCTTCTCTAGCTCACGCTCAACTCGAGCGCGACGAATAACCTCGTCCTTTGTGCCAAACGGACGGGTGGCCAAGTCGTGGCGACGCTCCGCGTAGAGCTCGTCAAGGCGGGCAGTCATCCTTGACACAAGGACTGGGTCGCGCTGCTCCACGTCCTTCAGCCACTCACGCTGGCGACGGGCAGCAGCAGACTGAATCTTGCTGAGGGTAGAGCGACTCACTCTGTGACAAGCTTTGCTCGTGAGTAAACTCCACCGCCAGCATTAAGCTCTGCAGCGAAGGCTGGAAGATACTTGTCTGGCTGGGTGCGCGGGTACCAGCTGCCATCGTCGCCAGGGACTGTGTCGCGCAAGCGAACAGCAGCGTCAGCAATCCCAGTCCCAGTGACGATGCCATCAACATCCATCGCAATGCCAGCCAGTTCGTACTCGCCAGTCTCTGTGTTCAAGTTGTAAAGCTCTACTTTCATGCGTTATCCTCCAAGCATTGAGTCGACGAGTTCGCTAAGAGCAACGACTCCATACGCGTACCCATCGCGGACGTTGTGTTCTCCAGCAACAATACTCGGTCCTGGATGCACTCCGTCTTTCAGCAGCAACTCGATCCGACGAAACATGTTTGTCGCAGCAGCACTTGAGAGTCCAGCAGCTTTGAACATCTTTAAGAGCTCTGACTTGCGGTCTTTCAAGTCTTGAAGTATCTCCATGTGCTCGGGTCTGATCGTGCGGCCCTTTGCCATTGACATGAACGTGTCGTTCACCCACTCAAACTCATTCTCTGACAAGCACAGCCCATTGTCTATGACGTGCATCTTGCCATCATCATTGAACCAGAAGTTATTTGTGTGACGGTCAGTTTGACCCGTCACAGCATCAAAGAGCGCAGCCAGCTCAATGTCTTCCTCGGTGGTTTCGCTGCCGTCGCCTGCGACGTTGGCGACTTCGCCCTTGAGCATGTTCTGAACGGATACTCTCTCGAGGTCAGCTGGATCGCTCACAGGAGCATCCGCAGCTCGCCTCTCCATCGAGATCATGTCTCGCTCTTCAGGTGTTAGAGCTCGTACCCCGACTGATGGCGCTGGCACGCCCATCATCTCAGCAATCTGCCCCGCCATCCATTCACGTGAGTGATCTTGGCCTTCTGGAATCCCGTGCTTCTGTGCCTGCCCTTGGCCGCCCTCGCCAGCAGTCTTAACGATGACCTTTGTTCCATCTTCGAGTTCGCCCTTCATCGCGTAAGAGATTCCTTCGCCTATGAGAACAGTCACGTCCTTGATCGGCGACTGAGCAATAGGCATGTCTTCGCCCGCCATTGTTGCGCCTGCTGGTATCGCTCGCCCGGGGAAGAACTCGTCTGGCCCAGGCATGATAAGCTTTCGCGCTTCATCATAATCGCTCTGAAGCTTAGCAGCTTCTGCTGTCAAGCCACGGTTCTTGAGGGCGTTAATGATTGCTTCCACAGGATCGTCACCACTTCCCACTAGGACAAGATTCCTGTCGCCAGGGTCGTAGCCGCCACGGCGAAGAACTTCTGGGTCTCTGTTTGGAAGTCCAGCAGCAATCACTCTATCTTGCACGCCGTTGTAAGCGTCACGAGCTTTTCTGAGCGCGTCCACAGCCTCAAAGTTAATCTCCGGATCGTCTGCTGCACTAAGTTCTTTAAGCTTCTTTATGTTGTCGTCAGACACGACTCCATCGTTATGCTCTCGTATAACGTTGTGAACTCTACTGATCTCAGCGAGAAGTGTCTGAAGTTCTTCGTCGGTCAAAGATCGTGGACCTTCGTACATAGTGTTCGTTAGGTAGCCGTGCTGCCACACGTCGAGCTCACTGAAGTCTTCAAGCGCATCAGCGAGAGCAGTGTGGCCAAAGTCTGTGTCAGTTCCTACGTGCATGTCAGCGATTGCTCGCATGTCGTCGAGATTCATCCTAAGGTCGGTAAGAGCGTCTTGAGCATAGTTAGCGTGTACGCCAGCGTAGTCCCAGAGCTCGTCACCTTCTAAGCCCTTCGCGCGACCACGCTGAATAGCTTTATCGTACTCATCAAGCTTCTTGCTCATGTCAGCAAGTCTACGCATAAAGTCACGCTCATCCTTGAATCCGCGACGCACATCCCGCAACACCTTCCTAGCTGGACTAATCTTATCTTCGCTCACTAAGTCTACCTTAGTCGGGAGGAGAGCTGCGATTGCACCACGGTACGCACGGCCAGCGTCAGCAATGTCAACAGCTATCGCTTCACGTTCTGGCTTGTCAGCATCGAAGAGAATCTGTTCTGCCTCAGCGGCAACGTTCTCTATCCGCTCAGCTCTCTCACGCTCAGCAAAGTCTTTCCTCGCAGCTTCGTTCGCTTCTCTTTCTTTCTCCTCCTCGCGAATGCGTGCCTGCTCAGCGAGCTTAGCGCGACGCTCTTCAATCTTTTCTTTAGCGTTTGGATCGACTCGTCTGAACTTCCCAAACTCCCAAAGCACTGCTGCATTCTTACGTCGCTTTGCTCTGACTTTTACCTGGCCTGCGTAGCGAACTGCTCCTGACTCTGAGTCGCGTACCCATACATCAAGCATGAACTCTTTGCTTCGCTTCGGGTTCTGGCCAAGAGCAGGTGCCCACGCAAACACTTCTTCGTTCTGGAGCCCGCTACTGCGACCTTCGCCAATGGCATCCGCAATCTGATTACGACGCGTCCTGACGAGACGCTTCATTGGCTCGGGATCCACAGTGTCACCAAAGCGGCCTTGAATCTTAATGTCGCCAAAGCCACGGAACTCAACTCCCGGAGGAATGATGGAGGGAATGGTCTCGTCGGGCTCGCGGACGGGAACACCGCGACCTGCGCGAGCCCCTGGCTCAATGGCAGCGACGTCCGTTCCGGCACGTCGCCGGTTCATAGCTTCTCTACCTTGCCGCTCTCTTTGGTTAATCCCCTCAACGACTGCCTCGAGCTCAGCGACTGCCAAGTCTGGGTCTACGATGAGGTCAGACAAGTCAGCGTTGAGAGACTCAGCGAACCGCCCAAACATGTCGCGAGGATGAAGCTTTGGATCCCATGGCACTCTTGGACGGTTAATGCCGCCAATCTTACTCACGCTTTCTTTCTGCCTCTGCTTGCGGAAGCGCTCTTGCTCGCGCTTTGCTTTGTCGGACAAGTACCCCATTAAACAGATTCTACATCGCGGAGTGGAAGTGGTGGGTCTTGGCCGTGCCATGTCTCAGCAGGCGGAAGCCAGTCTGCGTCGTACACTGGGACAAGAGTGCACCGGCAGTTTGGATGCTTGGGAGGCAGCTCAACATCTGTGACGACCCATGGATTCTGCGCAGCGATCTCGACGCAGTCGTCGCAGGGCGGGTAAGACTTGGGAGGCCCGATGCTTGGACCTGACGCGATGACCCAGTCAACTTGAGTGACTCCGTTCAAGTAGAGAGCATTAAAGTTCGTTGTCTCCCAGACAGCAGCAGTCTCGGTTCTGGCGATGCGTTCTGCTTGCCATCTGCGAAGCACGCTCCACTCGCGCTCAATCTCCGCAACAATCTCACCCATTGCTTTTGGCTTTGCTGGGTCAGTTGCTCGAATGATGATGTCACGGAGTCTGTCCAAGTGTTCGTTCGCAGCGAGCGCAAGAACCTTTGACCCGCGCACAGCGTGAATGTCGCGGGCCATGTCTCGAGGCGTCGTCCAGCGGAAAGTCTGGTTGAGTCCGAGCGTGTCCAGAGTGTGCTGTCCCGACTCTTCGCTGACTTCGCGAGCGAGACCAAGGTAAACAGCAACTCCTCCGCCAGCAAGCGCTCTGATGCCTCCAAAGATGCGCCTGAGCAAGCGGTCAAGTCTACTCGGGTCTGGGTCTCCACTGCGAGCTTTGCCTACTTTGCTCCACATGTCTTGCGCAAGCTCTATCGCAGGCACAAGGTCAACCTCGTTGCTTGGCTTGAGCCACTGCTCGAACGAATGTGATGTTCTCTCTATCCACCGCTCACGAGCACGCCATCCAGCGCGCAGCATCGCAGCATCGTTCCTTGTGTTGACCTTCAGCAAGTCAAGCGCAAGGTACGCCTCACTGAGATCAGCGAGGTCTTTACTCCGCGCCACTTGTGGGTGGCTCCTGTGGCGGCTCTTGCGGCGGCGGCGTTTCCTCAGGGACGTTGCGTCGTTGTTCAAGGATTGCGCGGATACGACTTGCCACCTCTTGCCTCATCGGGTCTGTTGGGTCGCCTTCGCTAACGCCTGGTGGGGTGATGCTCGGGAGAACACCGCCCTGGAGCTCAAAGTAGAACTTGTTGCCTCGTGGATCTTCATTTGGGAGAGGCACAGCGCCAACGCGCTGACGAGCTTCGTTGAGCATGAGGACGTTGCCCGTGAACGACCGAACGGCCAAGTCAAGATCCTGCCCCTCCTCTGTGAGGTCAAGTTCCTCAGGATGCCACGTCCATTCTACGTCACGGCCGAACGGAGACTCAGTCTCAATGAACGTGTTCATGCGCGCAGACATCAGCGCTTGGCTTGTCGAAATGACCGCTTCTTTGTAGATGAGTGAAGCATCCTTAGCAACGTCGCCGCCGAGAGCTCCAACCTTCACCATGCCAAGACGCTCAGACGGGATGCGGTGCGCCACTAAGATGGCTGCGTCTCCTCGAGCTTGTAGTCGCTCAAAGCTCATGTCGCCCTTCAAGTCGGAGAGCTGCTTAAACTCAATCTTGCCGTTGCCGGCGATAGGAATGACAATGTTGCGGTGAGGCTCCTTCAAGTCAGTCTTGAACGCTTGATGAAGTGCTTCTTCCATCTCCGGATCATCCTCCAAGTTTGAGAGGATCACAGCCCACCGTGGCTCACGCCGGTTCTCAAAGTACATGATGTTGTCGTCGCGTGCTGCGAGCGATAGAGAGATCCACCCAATGGCTGAGACGTATGTTGGGATTCCATACCACGACGACCGACGTGATGGCCTCTTGAGCACAATGATCTCGTTCGCAACTTCGTTAGTGATCTCGTCAGCGCTATCTTTCACAGCACCAGTGGTGCGGTCAACAACACGAGTGTCGCCAGGGAGCCATCGCTTAAACCACACGCGGCGACCGTGGCGGATCTGGCAGATGCGTACGCCATCACGGTGGAAGCGCGTCGTGTGCGCGGGTATGTGATACCAATGACGAACGATGCCTTGTGCGTCGCGTGCGAGCTCGATCGCGCCCCACCCGACCGTCTCAACATCGCCCCAAGTCGAAAGCAAGAGTTCGTGGGTAGTCATCTCGTCGTCAGACGATAGGTCTGCGAGCCAAGCATCAAGACCTTTGCGCTGGTCAACATCTGCGTCTTCAACTCGAGGGCGGTACTCCCACCCAGTGCCAACGACGTCGTTTGTCTTCTGCTCTATCGCAGCAGCGTGAATGGGGTGTGACTCAGCAATGAACACAAGTTGCTCCACCTGGAACGGGGGCGCTTGGATTCCGTGCGAGTACTTGAATGGGTCAACGGGAAGCTGCTGGCTCCACTCACCAATCTTGTCACCCGACTTAGTGAAGGTCATAACCTTCATCATCTTGCCGCTTTTGTCTTCTGCCATCGGAGAGATTGTAGGGCGACAAACGAAAGCAGCCCAGCTTCTGCTGGGCTGCTCCGCTGCTCGTGCTGTGCCTGTGCTTACGCGGTCATCAGCTCATACGCTGCATCGCGCGCGTTCCGCCCCGCCCCGAAGAGCGACCCGGTGAGGCGGGCATTGTCCGTCCGGGGCTTGCGCGCCCAGTCGTAGTACTCGCCGATGGCGTTCAGAGCGCCCCACTGAGTTCCGCGGAACCCTTCGATGGTTGCGCTCGTCTTGTAGTTGGTGACGATGTCATCAGCCACCTTCTCCACGTCGGTCAGCTGGCCAACGATCCGCTCGAACGACTCGTCAGAGATCCTCGTCTCCGCAAGCTGCCCCATCTTCTCGCCGAAGTCCTCCATGTAGGAGAACGTCAGCTCGAGCGAACGGCGTGCTTCGCTGAGTCGACTGTCCATCGTCCCGACGTGACGCACAGACCACTTGCGGGTGGTTGTGTTCAGCGCCAGGTTGAGCGTGTTCATGCACACGACCCGCACAGGAGTGACAGCGGCTGTGATGCCGGTTGTCCCGTCGTGTGAGTTCATCAGCATGAGGTAGGTGTCGACCGGGTCCTCGCCTGCGATCATCACAGACTCAGGAATCCGCATCATCATCCAGATCCACCGACCGTCGCGAAGTGCGCCGGCTGTCTCGTACTTGGCAGACCCGTCGTCCACGAGTGCGTCTGCGAACGCGAATGCGTCCTTGTTCTGCAGTGGCGTGTACTGCTCGCCAACCACTCCAAGAACCTTCTTGTCAGACATCCGCGTCGTGGCGTACTTGCCTGGGATTGTGTCTCCGCCCACCAACTGAATGGGGAGCTTCTCCACAGCCCAGTCAAGTCCCGCCTCACGGAGGGCGTCCGATGCGGTAAGCTGCTCATCCACAACGGTTCCCAAGCCGTGCCACGGGATTTCCCGGACAGACATCATGGTTTCTACTGCTGCTGGCATGTGATACTCCTTTCGCTGCGAGAGGGACTATTCCCACTCCTGCGAATCGTATCAGGTAAGTCTTGTGAAGTCTAGCGAATCGTGCAACTTTGTGAAGATGAAACTGTGTTCGCAGGAGCGCCCGAATAAGTGAACGTGCCTCGGAACTTCCAAGATCTTGAAGCGCATCTTGCGTGAACATAATGCTCAGTGATTCGTACTCGCTTACCCTTGCGCTTTATGACACGCTTCCACGAGCGTTGCACTCGGGTAGAGAACTCAACGATTGCGGAGTTAAGCGGAAGCGCAGGGATCGTCACGTCAAGCACAGACCCGAAGCCACTCTTTCCGTAAGGCTTCAACACACCAACGAGTGTGGTGCCTAGGGCAACAGCGTTCGTCCACGAATGCAACACAATGACTGGGTGACCGCTCTGCGGCGGTCCATTGAATGCGGTGATCTCCGCGTCAAGGATTGTGTCAGTGAAACCAGCGAGTGCAACGCGTCCAGCGCCCGTGCCAACGATGCTTGTGGGGCAGGCAGCACGAGCCATTGCGGCAGAGATGCCGTTCAAGTTTGCTCGGCACACGGGCAAGCCAGCTGCCGTGAACACGAAGTCATCGTCGAAGAAGATCTGCGCTCGAGTGGCTGGAGCAATCTGCTCTCCAGCAACAACTGCGCCTGTGGTGGTCAAGACAGCGATGGATGCAGCGCTACGCTTGACTTTTGCGTGCTTCACCGGAGCACCAGCGACTGAGATTGTCTGAGTGTTAGATGCGCTAGCATCCGCAGCAAAGACAAGGAACACAGCAGCAATGATTGCGATGACTCTCATGACTTGCTCCGGAAGAGGTCGCCTTCAGCCTTGCGCCGTCGCACCAAGCCAGGAAGTTCTTCGCCGCCTGCGTGAGTCCAGCGGTTCATCTCGCTGGGGACTGATGCGTAGTCGCCAGCATTCAACTTCTTCAAGAGGGTGCTGCTTGTGAACGCGCCAATGCCTACGTTATAGACGAAGCTCACAAGCGCGTCAAGTTGGTTCTGGTTGAGCTTTACTCGCGTGAGATGATTCACAGCATCAGCTGCTGCGCTTGCTTCTTCGTGAAGCATCTGAAGTGCCTGCCCACGAGTGACGCCCTTGCTCCATTTAGTCTTGTCTGCTTTGGTGCAGTTGCCATAGTGCAAGAGCGTCCCATAGCCGATAGTGCAGTGGCCGGCGGGATCGTTGTATGGCTTTGAGTAGAAGCCTTCGAACTCAGCAATGAACGCAGCACCGTCCTGCGACAACTCCGTTGCTCGCGCCTCTTGCCTGCGCAAGCTAGCGATCTTCTTGCGAACTCGCTTAACTCTCTGGAGCAAGAAGCGAAGACGACGCTTGAGACGGTTCATTAGAAAGTCTTCTTAGACGGCTTGGCTTTGCCTGGCTTGAACGCAAGGTGAAGGTGGTCGTAGTGACCTGACGTTCTCCACAGCACTTCAGCGAACTTGCCACTGAACCTTGCGTACACCCAAACCTTTGCGCGGTCAAGCCGCGACCAGTTGCCATTAGCAGGCACAAAGTCAACAGCAAGTCCCTTGGTGTGATAAGAGCCAGGAGCACCACCGATCGCAGCGTTGTGCTCGGGCGACCGATACATCGAAGTTATGACGAGGCCAAACTTCTCTGCGATCCTCTTGCCATAGACGAGAGTGGTCTGGTGCTTCTCGCCGCGAGGGAACACTCCACGCCGCTTTGCTGTCTTCTTTCGCTTTGCCATGAGACTATCTTAGAGCGAAGAGTAGTGTAGAGTGCTGTCACTCTGAGAATCGGTAAGCGATGTACCTCAGCCGCTCGTTATTGCAGTGGTGCTCGCCGTTCTGGTCGAGCAGTAGCAAACCGTCTTTGCTTAGCGACAGTAGCTGTCCTAATAGAGATGTTGGGGGGCCATCTAAGACGACTTGAGCGAGGACTCCTGTTTCCCTACCAGTTGCGAATCTCGCCACGCGACGCACGCGCCTGACGCGGTCTGCAGTAGTCATATGAACGCCTGCCTTGCTGAACTCAGTTGCGTGGACAGACGCAGCCTTAGCACTGTGGAATCGCTCAAGCATGCCAATGAAGGTCGTGACAAACTCAATGCCGTGCGCTGGGAAGACTGACGAGACAACGTGATGCGTGACTTCGTGAAGTAGAATCTCCATGCGAACTTCGCCGCTCTGTCGAATCACACACTTGTCTCGCATGTAAGCCAGCCGCCCACTGTCACCGGGGAACTCTTCCACCAAGAGAGACTGGACGCGGTAGGCATCGCACACGCGAGCAACGATGGTGTTGGCTTCGGCTGCAGCAACAGCAACGCGCGGCAACTTGCTCCACGCAGCTTCCTCAGCAGCAATCACACGAGCACGCTGGAAGTCTGTGACTGCCGGCGGCTCGTGTGGAAGGTCAGCTGGCCGCGTGATCATCCTTCGACAGCTTCAAGCTCAAAGAGCTTGCGTGTTGCGATGCTCATGCCGTGGAAGAAGTCATCTTCGCTTGTGTCGTAGAAGTCATCGTCCGCAACATCGCCCCACTCGAAGCCATCGTACTGCGGCGCTGGCTTTAGCCTCTTAGGTCCGTCGGACACAAACTCCGTGATGCCGATTGCTCGCAACTCGCGGTACACGTCCTTCACAGCGAAGGTCAGCACCTTGTGGGGGAGGACGAAGTCGCTGTACCCACGACGGATGGTTGCGAGGTAGGAGCTGCTCGGCGGAGTAATCCCGTCCTGCTTAACCATCACATAGGTGATTGCCTTCATCGTTCCGACAGCGGTTTCGACTTCAACCTCGCGGCGATCGTAGAGGTGTGGCGCTCCTTCGTAGCGGTCCAGCGACTTCATGTCTTCGTCGGTGCACCACCACAGTCCGCCCCACACGTCTTGGCCGCTGGCCTGCTCGATGTCAGCGACACCGCGGAAGGTCAGTTGCCAGTCGCGCAAGAGTGCGGTCCGCCAGCGCTCAGCTGTTGGGCACCGTGCTGCCATCGCGCGCGTGTCCAAGTTGGAACCGTATGCGAAGTAGAGAGTTCTGCCTTTCATCGTAGGTCCTCCAGTTCCTTGTCGTCTCGTATGATCTTGAGCATACCCGCCGCTTCTAGGCCGTGGATGAACTCCTTGGCTGAGATCGCCGGGTCAATCTGTATGTCTCCCGCGGACCAGATGTAAGCCCGCTTGACCAGCACCTCACGAAGCTCGTCATCTGACAGATCGCTGTTCCACGGCATATCGGAGATACCGTTGAGCAGCGCTTGCCACGTAGGCGCTGTCTGGTGGTGGCCGTCTGGCCAGATTACCTGGACTGTCATGCGACCACCTCACCAGCGCGACGGGCGCGGGAGCGGAACCCGGTTGCTCGGTTCTGAAGGTAGGTCCGCTCCGGCGACCGGCTGAAGCCGATTGCGTCGAAGAGCTTGGCGACACTGTCCTGCTGGCCGATGCCCTCGCGCTGCTGGCCTACCGCGTCAGCCATGCTCATCAGCATCTTGACCCAAGCGCCGACCTTCTTGAACTCGACGCTGCCGCCGTGCTGCCGGAACTCAACCGTGCCGAGTCGTGGGAAGGCGCTCACGTTCACGGTCTTGTACTTGTCGAAGCCGCTCAAGTTGCGGACCCGGTCAAGACGGTGAAGCTCGTCCTCCCGCCACTCACGGCACCATCTGCCATTGCGCCTGCTTGGCGAGACGAGCCAGTTGATGAGCTTCTGATTACTCACGTAAGCGCGGACGAGCTTGCGGATCCCCGCGGCCTTCGCGTCACGCATCTCCAAGTGAATGTGGATGCCGCAAGAGCGGTCAGCCTTGCCACCCGCAGACTTCAGGGCGGCGCACGCAGTCTCCAGCTGCCGCATTCCGTCCTCACCCTTGAGGATGGGCGACACCAGCTCGAGGCCGTATGTCTCGCCTGTGCGAGTGTTGCGAACCGACTGGTCGTACTTGATGGCCCACTGCCCGGATGACGCAGAGGCAGGGGCCCAGCCGCGACCGCGGCGAACCTCAAGACCTGCTGCCTCAAGGGCGTCGTACACCTTTGCGCGTGTGGTGCCATTGAACTCAAGCTCAACGCCGAAGCGTCGCTCAAGCCCAAGCGCTGCGAACAGTCCGCCTGCGCGGCGGGGATTGCGTCCAGCGCGACGTCCGGTGGCGTTGGCTGCTGCGTGATGCAGCAGCGGCAGCGCGTTCTCTGGTTGGACTGGGTACGCGCCGCCACGCAGGTTGCGTGGGTACGCGCCGTGGACCCGCATGCGGAACCGAGCATCGTCGCTCAGATCCTCGCCGGCGGACCACATCGCTTCAATGTTTTCGTCGGGGTAGTCGCTCATGTCCGCCTTCAAGTCGAAGCGGACGAAGCCGGATCCTGGGACTGCCCAAGCGAACACAATGCCGCGTTCGTTGAGCAGACGAGCGTAGTTGCGCGACGGAGCGACCCGGTACTCAAAGCCAAGGTCTGCGATCTGGTCCTCGTACTTCATGTTGCTACTCCTTTCGTTCGACTAACTTGAGAACATCCTACCAGGTTCTGAGAGACTTGTCAAGGAAATCTTGAGATTCTCTTTAGAGCCCGATTCCTTTACTGTGAACAGATCGTATCAGGTCTGCCCGACAGATGCAACTGCGAATGAAACTTAGTAGAGCATCATTGCTGGAACTGTCACACCGAGCGTTGGGAATCCGGTCGGAGCAGTGGCTGCGAACGTCCCAGCGGTTTGCGACCACCCAGCTGCGAGAGACACCGCGCCTTGGAAAGTAGCGGTGCTGGATGAGAAGGTAAGCGAGATCCAGTAGTAGCCGGGCGTCGCTGCGTAGGTGCTTGCGAAAGCAACTGACTGAACAGTGTTCGCTGTTGCTTGAGCCACGGTGGCGGTTGTCTCCGCAAGCTTGTTCACACTAGCGTCCCACAAGCCAACTTTAACGTTGCCGCTCGCTGTTGAGCCGACGCGGTAAGAGACACCTGTGAACGTTGTAGTAGAGAGCACTTGAACGAACGCGGTGCGCTGGTTGTTCGTTGCGCCTGACGCGGTGCTCGCAAGAGCGGTGCAGAGATGCTGTGGGGTGCCAAAGTACTGTGAATAGTTAATGGCACCAGCACCGTCCACGTAAGCCTTCGTTGCTGCGTCAGTGTTCGCAGTGGGCGTGGCGAGCGAGGTGATCTTGTTTGACCCAACGTCAAGAGCTGCTTTGACTTTCACTCGTCGTCACCTTCCTCTTGCGCGATCTGGCTGAGGATCTCGATGCGCCCAAGCTTGCGCTCGCGCTGTGCTTCGAGCTCAGCAATGTTCTGACGAGCAGCAGCAATCTCTTCGATGAGCTCGTTGTAAGCTGCTACCTCCGCCTTCAGTTGTGAGTCAGTCATGTGACCTCCTAAGACTTGCCGATGATGGTGACCCTGTGAGTGTTCGCAGACACCGAGGATCCGAACGTCACAGTGACGTCGCCACTTGACGCAACGGAGATGTCTGGGAAGACGACGTCTCCGGTTGAGACTTCCTGCACCTGCACATGAAGTTCGCGGCCAGCTGCGAGGCCGTGTGTTGCTTGCGTGACTGAGATCGTTGTGCCAGAGCCGTGCGTGGCGCTGGAGTAGAAGCCTGTGGCTGCGAGGTTCTGACGAGCTCCCGACGCAGTGCTTGCGCCTGTGCCGCCGTACCCAGTCGCAACTGTGGTGCCCTGCCACACGCCGGTCCCAATCGTTCCAAGAGTTGTGATTGTGTTCTGGCCGGCGTAAGTGCTTGCGATCGTAATGGCGTCCGACGACACCGTGATCTTGTCTGCTGTGCCAACGACGTTCAGCGTGTTCCCAGACTTCGTCATGCCGTCTCCAGCGGTTATCTGTCCAAGCCCAGAGAACTGAGTGAATACGAGTGCAGTGGAGTCGATCGTGATGGAGTCGTTCGTCGTTAGCACCCATCCGGAGTCGCCGTTCGTTGTGCCTTCGTTGACCCAAACAGCGAGGCCGCCGGTGACCTCAGCGTTCGCATCAGCGTCGGTGGCTCGCGACCACGACCCAGACGCAACAACATAGATGCCGTTCGCTGACCCAGTGCTCTGGTCCTTGACGAGCACACGGTCACCAGCAATGACGGAGACGCTGTCAATCGTTTGCGTGCCGGAGAGCGTGATGTTCGCCGTGGTGGCTGCGCGGACCGACGGCTTCCAGTCAATGCCAACTGCTGCGGAGTCTACATAAGCCTTCGTTGCTGCGTCTGTTGAGTTAGACGGCGTCGCAAGGTTAGTGATTGTCTGCGAGTTCAACGAGACGCTT